AGTTGTACGGGAACGAAACGGTCTCGGTTCTCGGGAAGACGGGGACGTACGACGTGAAGATGTACAGAACGGATGATTTCTTTTAAATTGAAAGTGCGATGTAATTTTCCCAGTCCAAGTATTTGTACGTCTTGTACCCGAGTTTGCTGAGCACTTCGAAAGGGGTGGGAACGTGTTCGACACCCACGTGGGTGGGGTCTATCGTTTGTGAGTTGTGTTCGAAACAGATGGCTGGTTTATATTTTTTGATGGTCTCCGCGGCCCCTTGGATGACTAATCCTTCAGCCCCCTCGACGTCTATTTTCATAAAATCGAGGCCCGGGAGGTTCAGTGAATCCAACGTCTCCACGCGTAATTTTTCCCCACCCTTACCGATACCCAGTCCCCCCTTGTTCCATCCACCCTGAACCTCGACGGAGGCCATGGTGTTCATCTCGAGTTCCGCCTTCTCGTGACCGAGGCCGTGGTTGTACAGGTGGAACCGCCCGGCGTGTCCATTCTGTGCGACGTTGTGCGAGAGGATGTCGAAGAGTTTCTTTTGTGGTTCGAACGCCCACAAAGTGGCCTCGGGGTTTATTCCGGCGTATGACACACAGTGGCACCCGATGTTTGCCCCGACGTCCACGATGTATTTGGCCTTCTCGACGTGGGGCTTCAACATGTCGTTGATGATGTGATGTTCGTATACCCTCCCCGCCATCATGTGGTTTCGGATGTAGGCGTCCTCCACGTCGACGAGAAAAACCCCATTCGGAGTTCTGATGTTCATTTGATCAATCATCCCACCCTACTTTTTAAAAGATTCCAAACTTTTTCTTGTTGAGTAATATGTGGGAGCACCCTTCCAATAAAAAAAGGCGTCTCGAACGAACCGCCTTCATTCAGAGCACAAAGGACAAACTTCCGAGAAATGTCGTGAATAAAATTTTCGGCTACAAAGAAGCTTTGAATCTTCTGCATGGGCTTGGGTACAGATTCATGAATAATCACAATGCAAACAAGTTGGCTACGTGGCTCGCGGGTCCAAACGTTAACGGAATGAACTCATCGGATAAATGGGAATTTCTGAAACAACTTATCAGCAGGGCGCGGAACCGTGCTAATGCAGGGCGCGTGCTAAATCACTACATCAGACACCTACACCTGGCCAATTCCAAAAGAAAGCTGCAAGATTTGCTGAGTTTATTCATCATTTTCGATGAAAGATCGAGTTATCTTTATGGGGGTGCATTTGTAGGAACACAGTCAGCACGAGACAATACTGCCAAAAAACTAATGAAACTGAATAATACAGAAAGTCGGCAAAAAGTTTTAAAATTGCTAGAGCGTGGTCGTGGAGAGGAGAATTATTACGAAGTCCTCGCAACGCTTGGAAACAGAGAAGAAATGATTAGAGCATTACGAATTAAATTAAACACGCAGCTAAAAGAAACCCCAGAACCAAAGCAAAGATCGTTGCGGAAAAGGAAGAGGGATTTGAACACGATGTCGACACAAAATTTGAAAAAATATCTGCGCCAAAATTAATATTATTATGCCGTCTATGCGAAATCTCTGGGAGCGTCAGCGCGTCGCGAAAAATCTCGGTCTCAACATCACCAAGAAGACGATGATGGGATCGACTAAGTACAAGACCGTGAAGGAACTGAACAACAACATCCGTCAGCGCCGGTTGGCGAAGTGTCGCGCGACCATCAACAAGATGAACAAGTAAAAATCTCCTCCTCCCTCTTCACACTCATTTTCACATTCTTCGTGAATTTCTGTTTCTCCACCAGCAATTCCCGGAGGGTCTCCTCATCTTCGAGGCACCTGCAGAAGCGCGCCTTTTCTCCGAGGTTGACCGCGGTGGTCTCCTCCTTCTTAGCCTGCACGTAGGGCCACACGGCGAGCCGAAGTGCGTGGAGTTCGGCTTCGAGTTGTCCTATGTGAGGAATCAACACATCCTTCACGAGTTCATGGGTCAATTCGGGGTCTACTTTCCAGACACCCATGATATATTTTTGGCGATAAGTTTTAAGTCATCCTTGAGCATGTCGAATCGACCGAGCCTGAATTGAACAAACATCCAGAGGAAAAATAAAAGGGACTTGAAAAATTTATTCGCATCGGTGTCTTCCATTTTGTAGATGCCACCCATGACTCTACCGAAGAATGTTTCGTCTTTGTTCTTCCCGGTGATCTTCTGTTCCATGAGGGTCAGGGCACACGTGTCATCGTTCACACTCCAGTGAAAGAACAGGAAAGGCACCATGATGGAATAGAACTCCAAGTAGTGCTTGATGTTTGTGAACGGCATGATCACGAGACTCATGAACAAAAAGAGGTGAATCGCGAAAATTATGTTCATCTCTATTAAGATGAGTGCAGAAAAAAAGTTGCCCAAGGTTTGGTACCCCCCACAAGAGGTGATTTTGAAGAGTTGGGGGGAGGCCGCGGCTTGTTACCGTTTCATGCACTATCAGAGTTTCCTCAAGTATAAAAAATCGAACATGCGTTTCACCCTCCCTGTGATCGTTCTAAGCACACTCACTGGAACTGCGAATTTCGCCCAAGAGCAGTTTCCGTTGAGTCTCCAACCGTACGTCGCGCCAACGATCGGGGGGATGAACCTCGTCGCTGGTCTCATCGCAACCATCGCGCAATTCCTCAAGATAAGTGAACTCATGGAGTCCCACAGAGTGGCGGCCATGACGTACGGGAAATTCTCTCGAACGATTCGGTTGGAGTTGGCACTCCCCCTCACTGAGAGAACGAAAGATGGTTCGTTCATGATTGAAGATTGCCGCGCTGAGTACGACCGCATGATTGAACAATCTCCACCCATCCCGAGTGACATCCTCAAAGATTTCGAAAGGGAGTTCCCTTACGACAACAAGTTTTACAAACCGGAGATCATGCACATCCAACCCATTAAATTATATAACGCCATCAAAGAAAATCAAATAGTATCCAAGATTTCTGGGATAATCCCGACGAATAAAACGAAAGAGGAATTGGTGAAAGAGGTCACTCAAATTCGAAACTCTGGCATGGGTCACGTGACTGCACCGACGACGAGGGTTCGTTTCGATTTGGAGCAGCAGAAGAAGGAGCGCGACGCCGAGTTAGAGGCTTTGCGTTCGAGGACGAAGGTATCTCTGGTCAAGCAATCCGTGACCTCGGAGTTACAGAAACGGGTGGCCATGATGGCGACGGAGGTTCCCGAGGAGACACCCCCACCCTCGCCTGAACACCCCATGCAGGAAGAGGGGGAGTTGGAGGAGGTCGTCGTCACTGAAGAGCCGAACTCTGAAGGGGAAGAAGACGAAGCCGATTAGCGATGTAGATGAGAAGAACGATAATCAAGGCGTTCACGAGTCCACACGCGAGAACGGGGACGAAGAGTTTCTTTTTTAAAGGCTCGAGTACTTTATTATGTAGTGCGTCGTTTTTTAGCACAATATCCACGGCTTCATTAGTAAGGTCATCGATGGATTGTTTCATTAAAGTAGTCCGTGAAAAAAAGGACACACTAGATGACACAATCCACCACGAGTTGATTGAAAAATTAAAAGTCTACATGTCGGCTGGGCGAAACGTGTTGTTGTGTGGCCCCCACGGGGTTGGTAAAAGTTACGTCGTCCGTCACGCGTTGGGTGACGACTCGATTTACATCCTACCCGAACACTTGAGGGCGAAGAATATTTTTCTGGATTGCATCAAAACCTCAAAGAAACATTGCGTGTTAGAGGACATCCCCACCGAGACTGGGTTCAAATCCACGATTGAAAAGATATCAGAGGGTCTGCGTCTCACCCAGGGGTGTGTCATCGGCACGTCGACGGAAATGTACATGTATCCGGGTTTCGAAACCATATACATGAGTCGCCACACCCCAGAGATGCTCATGCGATTGCGCCCGGAGGCTCGGTGGGAAGACGCCGTGCGTGCGGATGGGAGCATTCAGAATTTTCTTTCCTACACGGATGAGTCTTCGGACGAGAAGGATATATTCAAGACTGGGAAAGAAATAATCACCGAAATTTTATGCGATGGGAAAAAGAAATATGACAGGGACAAAGCGTTCGAGCATGGGAACATGTTGGCGATGTTTCAAGAAAACTATTTAGATTCGGAGGGTGTGAACTACTTGGGTGCGGCGCACTCCTTCAGCGACGCCGACCTCCTGGACAGCGCGATATACGACGGGAACTGGGAGGCGATGGCTTTTTTCGTGAACAGTGCCTTTTGTCGCCCGAAGCAATTCATGGGTGCCCCTTTGCGCCCACAGGAGGTGCGCGCCGGGTCGTGTTGGACGAGGCACGGGAACTACAAGATGCGAAAGCAGCGCGTGCGGAACATCGCCCAGATGGCGGCACCGAAAGTCGTGGGCGTGGAAGAACTGTGTTTACTCCGACGGTACGCACAGGTGAAAAACTTCGACATCTTAGCAGATTACAACATCACCCCCCAAGCTTTCGACATCATGAATCACCTATGTGTGAACAACAAATTAAAGCAGAGAGAGGTATCTAACATTAAGAAACAGTTGAAACATGTACTGGAACAAAGAGAAGGATGAGGAAGAAGAAGAGGTCGAGGTGTGCAAGGTGATCGGGAACGAGATGTACTTCGTCGGTGACATAAGCCCAGAGAACAACTTGGAATTTATCGAAAAGTTTAAGCGCCTCGAGAGCACCCTCCTCAAGATGGCGGCCGACCTCCACGGGTACACACCTGAGATTCGGATTCACATCTGCAGCGACGGCGGCGACTTGTTCAGTGGTTTCTCCCTCATGAATCACATCGAGAAGAGCAGGGTCAGGGTCGTGACCATCGCCGATGGGTCGTGTTGTTCGGCTGCGACCTTCTTCTTGTTGGGTGGTCAAGAGCGTCGGATTTCACGTAACGCCTTCATACTCATTCACCAACTGAGCACTGGACACTACGGGAAATACGAGGAAATGAAAGATGAACTGCGCACGTGTGACAAACTCATGGAACAAATCAGAAATGTTTACACAGCGAAGACTAATATTCCCGAAAAAAAACTTAACAAACTCCTGAAACATGACATCTACCTCGAGGCGGCTAAAGCATTAAAGTATCAAGTTGTTCACGCTTATGACTGATGTCGACCGCGCGTTTGAATAGGCATATGGTGCATAGAACTATTATTAATATACACACCGTGTTCGCATTCATTTCGACCCCAACCGCTGGCGGTGGCGCCAATCTCTCGAGTCTCGCGCGATTGACGACGGGTGGTACGACCATCGCGTCGTTCTGTATTACGTCTAGAAATTTACACTGGGTTGTTTCGGCAATCTAATGCCGAGCGTTCGTAGCGAGTACCTCTTTTGTCTCGAGAGTGGGGTGTCGTGGTCCTTCATGTATTCGAGCCACAGGTGGAGGGAGGCGTGACCCCCCTCCTCGGAGAGGACGTTGAGGTGTCCGTGCTTTTGTTTGAATTCCACCAGTTTCGTGTACATGGTGAGCCACGCGTCCTCCGTCGGGGTTATCCATTCGTGGGCGTTTTCGGGCGCTTCCACGAACTCTATGCACCTGCGAATGAACTCCTCGTAATATTCGTTGTAATCGTACTCGTGCTCAACCTCGTCGAGGAGTTCCACGGGTGGATTCACCAACCCCTCGAATTCCCTCAGTTCCACGGGGAACCCCCAGTTCACGAGTTCGATGGTATCGGTGTGTTTCAAGAGATATCGCATCAGGTCTGCGGTGAGCACACCCCTCCCGAGTTTCTTTTTGTTTTTTTCGTGTTTAGCCCTTCCCTGTGCAAGATATTCCTCCCGACACAAGTCCACTGATTTCTCAAATATTATTTCTTGCAACTCCCTCGGTAAAACATCCCATAGTGATTCGGTTGTCATGCCCTATATTTTCTGAGATTTTTATCAGCCGTGTAAAAAGTCTTCCCCTTCACGGCATAGGAGTGCACGCGCGCGTAGGCCCACTGTTGGGCAGTCGCCCCTGGTCGGTGCCCCGTCCTCCACGCGGCGAGTCCGCGATTGTACACCGTGCGCACGGTGCGAAGGGGTATACCCGTGGCTTTGGCAATTTGTGGGAGGGTCTTGACGTTTGGTCCATACTTTCTCCTAAATTTCGCAGTGTACGAGGACGTTCGAGTCTTCATCCCCTTATTTGTGGGGAACGGGTCGTAATCTTTGCGAAGCATTTTTTTGTATCTTCTCTCCACTTGGGTGGGTGTAGTGAGACCTCTGAAATATTTAAGAGGGGCGTACACCTTTCCGTGGGTTCGACGCATTTTGGATAGAATCTTTTTTATTCGCGTGTCATCCATTTATAATATTACAAGACATTTGATTCGCCCCCTTGATGTAGAACCACCCCCTGTGATCGTCGCGCGCGAAGCGACAAGCACACCGCGTGCACCGGTAGTACACGCGTTCATACTTCGTGTGCTTGATGATTTTTCGACCGTAGCACCGCAGAGCGTGTTGTTGGTGTGGCTGTGGGGGGAAGATGCGACACGAGTCGCAGTTGATACGACCGCAGTATCCACACGGATCCATGCGCGCGAGAGAGTGGGGTCATCGTCGTCTCATCCTCATCATGACCATTCCACCTATCATCATCAATAAACAACAGCACGACGACGAAGACAATAGAATGAGGCCAGCACTCCCATTTGCTGATGATTGCGTCGTCGAAGCCACGGATTCCGCGACGACTGCATTTTCCTTTGGTTCCTCATCCTCATCTTCTTCTTGTTTGCATATCTTATGTGCTCGATCAATTTCGCAGTAAATTTTTTCGTATTCCTCCCTCTCTGACTCCAATAGGAGAGCACCCTTTGATCCCGTCAATGTGCACACTTTCCCGGTGGGTAAAAAATCTTTTGCTTTTGTGCCTATAAGTCTGTGTGACATGTTGGATAAGTTTTGACAATTCTTTGAATCCTTACACTTTGCGAGCATAAGTCTCAGTTTTGTTTCGTCGAGACAATTCTGCCTCTGTTGTTCTTTTTTTTGTTCGTCGGACAACTCCACCTTTTGTACCATTGTTATATGTTAATATTTTTATCGACGCCGTGTTCGTCTGTCTCTAAGCAATTTTTAGTTTCACGTAAACGAGTGTCGCGAAACTACCTAACAGTGAAATAACGAGACACCATTTGTCACTCATACAGTACGCACCACATTTTTCACAAAAGGGGTGTGACGCAAGCGTCACTTTTTTGGTTTAGCCGTACTGCAAGGTCGTTACCCTTGAACCTACATCATTTTTGCCGGTGCGGTTTAATCTAATGTATATCGTGGAATCCCGCAACCCAATATACATACACTGGATTTACGAATCTCAAACCACCAATGTGT